AAATTAACCCTTGACAACACAATGAAATCCTGATAGTATTAAAGAGTATGGCAATATTTTACACATCATTTAAAAAATCAAAGAGAAAAAAACTACCTCTTACAGATAGTTTGATTAAAGCAAGAAAAGATCACAGACAATATCTTAAATCATTAGGTGTTGATCCTGATAGAAAGATTGATAGAAAAAATTTCAAGGTTATTCCTAATTGGTATGACCAAAGAAACGAGGGCGTAGTTCAGCCGGTTAGAACGCCTGCCTGTCACGCAGGAGGCCGTGGGTTCGAATCCCATCGTCCTCGCCAGAAGACAGGTGGTACTAAACCACATCATAACTGGCGATTAGAAGAAAGTAAAAAGTTTACTGTTGCACCTGCTTACAACAAAGGGGCGTATCAAGTAATACCAAAAAAAGAAATAAAAGATATAGGGAGATAATACATTATGACTAAAAAAACTAGAAAACAAATTATACTTGATAACGATTTATCATTACCTGCTATTATGGCAGAGTTTAATTCTTACAAGACAGGAAAACAGAAAGCAAAGTTTCTAAGAGAAATGGGAAACTGTAACTTACCTTATGACATTAATTGGGAAAACCTTGCACAATGTTATGAGGGTTCTAAGTCATGGCCTGTTTTCAAGTCAGATAAAAAAGATAAAGACGAAAATATTTTATCTGATGGTGGTACTGAAGAAGTGACCACTATGGATGACAAACCATTAACAAATGAAGAACTTGAAGCGCTTATCTAGTTTATTAATATTACCATTTATTTTTTCATGTTCAAGTATGAGTGATAGAACGGTGCATAGTCAAGCGTTTGTAGATCATTTAAATGGTATGCCATCAGGTAAATCTAGTTATTTACTTTGGCATAATTCTAATACAGGAAATCATGGGGATATTAAAATTACGAGATCGTATATAGAAAACCATTTCAAATGTGTTGATTATACATCTACTGTCAGCATACAAGATGGTTGGCCTTTTAATGGTATAGGTTCTTTAGATAGAAGCACAGAATTTGGAAAGGCATGTCAATTACCTGATGGTCGTTGGCAAGTGATAGACAGAGTATTATGATGACACCATTTAAATTTGTGGTTATGATTTTTGTTTCTTTACTGATAACAATATTATTTTTCACATTAAAAAGTGCAAATGCACATACCACAGATGGTAGTTGTGTGATACAAAAAATTTATACACCAGATGGTAAAAATTTATTAGAAACTAAAATGGTGTGTAGAGACGGTAATGTAGGTCCTAGTTATTGGGAACTATTTGCTGAATTTTATTACTCAGGTGTAACTGAACAAGAATATTGTCGTTATGTCAAGGGTAATAATATTTTCAACATACCAAAGAAGGTGTGTTTAAACAAAGATGGTACATGGAGGTACTAGATGTTTAAATTTATTATGGGTATAATTATAGGTTATGCCGTGGTCGTGATGTATGGTCCAGATATTGCTTATGATATTTGGTACACTACAATAGAATTAATTAGAGAGGTAGTTAATAAACAATGAAAAATATAATAATGATATTACTGTTATCGTTTTTTGCTGTATCTTGTTCACAAACTGTTCAAGTTAAACATGAGGCAGAAACTAAAACAGGTAAAATTGAAGAAGTGCCTAAATGGTTTATTGAGAAATCTGATGACAAAGGTTTTCTTGGTAGCAAAGAAAAGTTTTACATTTATGGTGTAGGTGTTGCAACAAGTCCTGACTTACAATTAGCAACAGAGAAAGCAACCTTGATTGCGAAAGCAGATATTGCTGATGTGATCAGAGGTGAAATGAATAAAGAGACTAAAACTTTTATTCAAGAATTAGGTCAAGGTGAAGGAAACAGACAGGTTGTTTCAGAAGCACAAAGTACGATTATTAATGTAATAACTAATACTAAAGTTATTGGTTATGAAAGATGGAAGATAGAAATATCTCTAACCCCTAACGAAGAATATAGAGTTTATATAGGTTTACAGTATCCCTTAGAGGAATATAATAAACTTAAAGAACTTGTAGAAAAAGAAATGATTGCAGAACTAAATAGTATTGCTAATAATAGTGACGAGGCATTTGAAAGTTTAGAGGAGAAAATATAAAATGTACAAAGTCTTTACAAAGCCTAATTGCGGTTACTGTGTAAAAGCAAAGGCATTGTTGGACAGATTAAATATTCCGTTTGAGGAATACAAACTATCTTCAGGTATGTCAAGTGGTGACAATGAAGTTACCATTGAACAAATGTTTGAAATGATAGGTAAACAAGTCCGTTCAATGCCACAGATTATGAGTGACGATAAACACATTGGAGGATATACAGACCTAAGAGAACATTTTATCAATGAGGGTAAATTAAACTTTAAGGGTGAAACAATACATGGTTAAAGTCTTATCATTTCCAGATGGTGCTGAAGTGCCTGCTGACAAAACAGGATCAAAAGAAAGTATTGCAGATCATCAAACAAAAAAGTTTGCTGATTCATTGGCAGATGATGTTGTAATACAATTGATATCATCTTTACAACAAGATGGTTTAACTGTTGGTACTAAAGATGGCACAAAAACCTTTTTAGATGTAGGTATATTTTTAGAGGCTCTTCGTGCTATGATATATCGTGAATTTGATTTAGTACATCCTTTTCATAGTATTACAGATAAAATGATGTATGTTGAAAAACTTAAAGGTAGAAAATACTCCGTTGTTAATTACTCTGGTACAAAGATTATAAAAGTTCCTGAAGGTAAACCAGATAATGTTATAGAATTTGAAAGTGAAATTGATTTTAATGATACTAATTGATTATTCACAAGTAGCAATCTCAAACATCGCTGTTCAATTGGCCATGAGTAAAGATAAAAATGTTTTATCTATACCTATGGTTAGACACATGATACTAAATTCTATTCGTGGTTATGTTCATAAATTTAAATATGATTATCCTGGTGAAGTAGTTATCTGTGTTGATGGTCCAGATCCTTGGCGTAGAGATATCTTTGAACAATACAAAGCAAAACGTAGAGAAGGTAGAAACAATGATGACAGAGATTGGGAAAGTGTCTTTGGTTTAATTCATACTATCAAAGAAGAAATACGAGATAACTTTCCATACAAAGTTGTACAATTAGATAAAGTAGAGGCAGATGATATTATCGCTATCATTTGTAAAAAGAACCATGATAAAAAGATTTTAATTGTTTCAGGTGATAAAGATTTTCAACAATTACAAAAATATCCAAATGTATTTCAATATTCACCAACACAGAAAAAGTTTGTAGAGACAGATAGTCCACAAGAATATATTTACGAACATATATTAAAAGGTGATACCTCAGATGGTATACCAAATTTTTTATCACCAGATGATACTTTTGTTAATAAGATAAAACAAAAACCAGTATCAAAGAAAAAACTAACAGGTTGGATTGATAGTTTAATGCGTGGTAATGATCCACAAGATTTTTGTAATGAATATCATTATAGAAATTACCAAAGAAATCAAAGACTAATTGATTTTGATTATATACCTGATGATATTCAAACAGATATATATAAAGAGTATGAAAAGGCTACTATAACAAGTCGTAGTAAAATTTTGCCTTATATGATAAAAAATGACTTGAAAGAATTGATAGGAAAAATAGAGGAGTTTTAAAATGGCAGTAAATGACGCAACATATAATCTATCGTTTCACGAAATACTTACTAAGGTTAATAATGCAAAAGATAAACCTAAGAAGTTAGAAGTGTTAAAGAAATACGATACGAATGAATTAAGAATGTTTTTGAAAGGTGCATTTGATGAAAAACTTGAATGGTTATTACCAGAAGGCAAACCACCATATACACCAAACGAAGCACCAGTAGGCACAGAGCATACTTGGTTAAAACAAGAAGTTAAAAGAATGTTCCACTTCTTAAAAAATGGGAATCCACAATTATCTCAAATGAAAAGAGATAATATGTTCATACAAATGCTAGAGGGATTAAGTGCTGAAGAAGCAGAACTGTTGGTATGGGCAAAAGACGGAGAACTGAATAAACACTATAAAGGTTTAACCGGAAATCTAGTCAAAGAGGCATTTAATTGGAATGACGATTATATGCGAAATAATACTTAATTTTGACTATGCGACAGAATGTCGCACCCTTATTTTTTCTATAAACCCTTGATTTTCAAGGGTTTTTCACTCACATTATTATGTTTATTTCCTTGACATATATCCAAAAACCGTGTATTATATAACCATAAATGATTAACGAAAGGAAACATTATGGGCAAAGTTAAAAATTGGTTATGGGATCAGGCAGAGGATTTTCTGAATGATCTAGAATCAAAAATCAAAAAAGGTATGAGAGTACCAGAGGCAATGGAAATTGTTAAGAAATCTGACATTGCATTTGATTTAATTGGTTTTAATGATCTTGATGAGGTAGAGTATTATCTATCTGATATAGATTACGAGTATAATTGTTGAAATAAATAATACAGAGGTCAAATAAAATGAAAGCAATAAATTTTTTCTGTAATGCTGCAATCATATTTGGTGTTTACCTAATTGCATTTACAGAAATAAAACAAGTCGAGGTTGCATCAAATGTGCCCTTAGATATAACAATTCAAGTACAACCAGAACCAGTATCTTTGGTATTATCTGAACCAAAGATAGATACGACAAATAAAGATACATTTGTTGTATCATTAAATCAATGTGTTGATTATGTATATTCAAACTTACCAGAATCACAACACATACC